CTACTATACAACACCAATACCGACAATTTGCGTTGAAAACAAGGTAACGATTAAGGAATTAACCTACGTTTTGCGGAAAAATGGCATTGGAATCTTATGGTATGAACATATAGGGACTTACATTTACGTGGCATTCAGTCGTAATTCATTTGAAAATTAAAGTAAATTTGTAAAATGTTGGTTAGGTTGGGGAGGGTTCTCCTGGTTTTGACGAAGAAGTGAGTTTTGTGATTTGTTATCCCTCCCCTTTCCAACTACAAAAACGGGAAACCCATGAATAAAAAAATAAAGGTAGCCATAGGATTATCACTCATGCCACTATTTGCATTAGTGTACTTTCTTGACAGAGCATTACTTGTTATATTGCCGCACTTAGAGCAAAAGAAAATAAATCAATGGTTCGAATCTAATCAATCAATGACGGGTTCGTTCCTTCGGATCCTATCTGTAGCGACAATCACCGGAATCTATTATCTCATCACTTGGATATTCTAAACCTATGCCTACACCAAACGAAAACGAACCACGGGAAGAATTCATAAGCCGATGCATTCCAATAGTCATAAACGATGGAACAGCAGAGACACCAGAACAAGCATACGCAGTATGTGTGAGCATGTACAACGAAGGTAAAATGCAGGAATTCCTTACAAGGCTAAACGATGCAATCGGGAATATAGAGATCAATAAACGTTAAGATATTAACAACAACGTATCAACAACGAATATGGCAGGGAAAGGACAAATAGAACCACGATGGACCAAAGGTGAAAGCGGAAACCCTAACGGAAGACCAAAGGGATCGAAGAACAGAAGCACCATTGCGCGGCATTGGCTCCAGGTAAATCAAAACCTTAAAAATCCATTAACCGGTGAAAACGAAACGATGTCGCAAGAGGACCTGATGACATTAGCACTCATCAAAAAGGCTCGTGAAGGGGATGTGAACGCATACAAGGCTTTAATGGATTCAGGCTATGGCGCACCCGTTCAACAGATTGAACAAACGAATACAGATATCGACCTTTCAGGACTGACAACAGATGAACTAAAAGAGTTACTTAAAGGGGATGACGAGTGAAACAAGGGCATACGCACGGGAATTGCTCCGATGTGAACTATCCAGGCGAGAACTATGGGAGTTTTGCCGTTATTACGATCCTGAGTTCTTCCGTAACAGATCATTTCTCAAGGCTATCGCAGACGGTTTTCAGGCTATTGAAGAAAAGAAAATCAGTTCATTAGCGGTATGTATGCCTCCCAGATCGGGAAAGTCTTACATTACATCCTTATTTTGCGCATGGACCATTGGTCGAAATCCGGAAAGGTCAGTCATGAGGAACACATGTACGTCAACCCTATACCAAAAGTTCAGCTATGATGTCAGAGCTATATTAAAGAGCGACAAATTTCGGAAGGTATTTCCCAACGTTCACCTATCCGATGACAAATCAAACCTACAAGGATGGAACACCAACACATCTAAACAAGTAGGTTACTTTGGTGCTGGTGTCGGTGGTACCATTATCGGTTTCGGTGCATCAAACGTGGCTATAACAGATGACCTTTATCGAGGGTTAGAAGATGCATTGAGTGACACTATAAACGATCGTATTATCCAATGGAAAGAATCAACGCATGACTCCCGTTTCGAATCAGGATGCGCAAGGATAGACATAGGGACACGTTGGTCCCTGAATGATGTTATCGGTCGTAACATGGAACAGGGTGCATATGATCGCACGGTTATCGTTCCTGCAATGGATGAAAACGGGAAATCCTTTTGTGAAGATGTAATGACTACCGAAGAATACGAACGCATAAAGAAACGAATGGCTCCTGAAATATGGGAAGCTGAATATATGCAGCACCCGGTAGACATGAAAGGTCGATTATTCAACGAACTGAAATACATTGAAGCAGACGAGTTCGAAGCCATAAAAGACCAAATTGAAGGCTGTGTCGGTTATATCGATGTCAGTGATCAGGGTGCTGACTATACGGCACTTGCTATCTGTGCGGTGATTAAACGGGAGTTGTACATTGTTGACTACCTAATGACCAGAGATAATACGGATATTACCATACCATTGGCAGCGGAAAAACTAAAAAAATGGAACGTTACCTATTGCCGTGTCGAATCGAATTCAATGGGTGCAATGTTCAGCCGTGAACTCCAGAGGCATACATCTACACGGATCCTTCAGGTCCACAACACAACGAACAAGATCACCCGTATTATAATGCAGTCAGCATTCATCATGTCACGGTTCAATTTTGTCAAAAACGGGGATAATATGAGCGAACTATTCATCCAAAATATCCTATCATTTAGCAAGGAAGGTAAGAACAAAAACGATGATGCACCCGATTGTTTAGCAGGATTATCAATATTTGTGCAATCAATGTTTAAAAATTTGTCGTAACTTTGATTAAAATCTAATCAAAAAATGGGATGGATTTAAACTTTTGGGAATCATTTTTTGGAATAAACTACGGAAGGCAGAACCGTTTTATCAATCAGGCAAATCAATTACTGCCATACTCAAATCAAATTTGGGGAGTTAAAAAAGCGGTATGGATCGACACAAATAACGCGTGGGAATGGTTCATGACTATACCGGAACTCAGGGCGGTGATCGACAAAAGAGCATCAATGATGGCATCTAATGAGGTCAGGATGTACGATGCAAATGGCGAAGAGGTGTTGAATCATTGGTTCCTGGACTTAGTTAAGAAGCCAAACCCAGTACAATCATGGGCGGATGTTGTCTATTCGCTATCTGTAAACGATGCGTTGTATTCAAATGCGTTCGGATATTCACCGGTAAGATCCTTTGACATACGAAATATGTTTGTGCCGTTACCTTCCAACAAGGTACAGATAATGACATCAGGAAAGAAGCTCAGACAAATGGATGTGGATGGATTGATTGACGGGTACCGATTTGAGTACGACAATAACGAATATGAATCCTTAGAATTGAAGGATGTTATCTATCTGGCAACGAATGACGGGATGAACCTGATCAGACCTACAAGCCGAATCGATGCGTTAAAATATCCTTTGAGTAACATCAAAGCGCAGTACAATAAGCGTAACGTACTACTTGAAAACATCGGGGCAATAGGTATATTATCGGCTCAGAACTCGGATATCGGTGGAGCCATTCCAATGACACCGGAAGAGAAAAGACAGATCCAAAGGGATTGGTATAACCGTTCAAAAGACGAGGTTATTATAACTGAATCGCAGGTTAATTGGCAGTCGATGAGTTACCCTACACGGGACCTGATGCTGTTCGAAGAATTGAACGCTGATAAGATAGCCATCATTGACGCATACGGGATGAATGTGAATCTGTTTTCAAGTGAAAAGGGTACAACGTTTACCAATGTACGTGATTCGGTTCGTATGGTCTACACCGATACGATCATCCCGGAGACGCAACAGATGTACGATACAATGGCGCATCAAATGGGGCTATCTCAGCAAGGTTATAAGATCGTTGCAGACTTTACTCACCTTCCGGTGCTTCAGGATGACGAACAAATGAAGGCATCTTCAGAGAAAACAAAGGTCGATACGTACTCTGTAATGCTCAGAGATGGGGTAATAACTCAGGCACAGTATGCTATGGAATTCGGTATTGAACTTGAGCAAGTAGACAAGTCGGAAGCAATGGCAGCCGGATTGGCACAAGCGCAAACGCAGTTACGTGGAACGGTCGGAGGTCTTGACGGGATCATAAACATAAACGCGGCAGTTTCATTAGGGCAAATGAGCCGTGAAACGGGAGTGAATACATTGGTAAATTACTACGGTTACGAAAGGTCTATTGCTGAAAGCATGGTGACCATACCGCAAACACCAGCAATATAATGAAAGGGAACAATTATCAAACGAAATCAGCATCCGAAATAAAGGATCTGGATAGCAATAAAAGACAAGTTGCAATCTATTTGGCAAAGTTCGACAACATCGATGCCGATAATGACATGATCAAAAAGGGTGCTTTTACAAAGTCAATCCAGGAACGAGGACCGGAAGCATCATCGAACAGACGCATAGCATACCTACGTTGGCATGATTGGGAGAAACCTATCGGTAAATTCCTCAGCTTATCCGAGGATGATTATGGTCTTTTTGCGGTTGCTCAGTTAGGACAATCGCAGATCGGTGAGGACGCATGGAACGATTACAACGATGGAATTATCCGGGAGCATTCAATCGGATTCCAATATATTCAGGATAAAATGCGATGGATCGATGACATGAATGCACCAGCGCAGGGCTATTGGATGATATCGGAGCTTAAGTTATATGAAGGATCAGCGGTGACATTTGGAGCCAATGAGGAAACAAACGTTGTGGAGGTGATGAAATCGGAGCAGAAAATCGAGAAAGCCGTAAAGATATCGGAACAAATCGACACGTTAATAAAGGCACTCGCAACCGGAAAAGGTAGTGATGATCGTCTATTTGAAATGGAAATGAAAGTGAAATACTTGAACTCGCAGTTGTTGCTACTTGCTAAAAGTGAGCCGATCGTTAAAGATCATTCGCCTATTATCGAGCCAGCAAAGCCGGAAGGCTTCAACTGGGAATCAGTTATTCAAAGTCTATAAACAATAAAAACAAAAAAAAGTGGAAAACAATTTGACACCAGAACAAGTAGTTGAAAAGATCAACGAAAAGTTCAACGAGAAACTGGCAGGAATGCCAACAAAAAGCGATGTTGATGGTCTAAAGTCGGACATCGAAACGCTTAAAGGATTGAGCGAAAAGAGTGCTGAAATCGAAAAGGCTATTGCCAAGTTCGAAGGGAAACTTGAAGGAATGAGCGAGAAAGGATTCCGTACTGAGAAAGCACCAAAATCTGTTGGTGAGGCAATCAGCAAGGCGTACAAAGCAAACGCTGATAAGATTAATGAAATGGTCGGAAAAGGACAAACATTCTCTTTGGATGTAAAAGCTCTTTACGATACAACGATCAATGAAGATTATACTGGTAACGTAGCATTGTCTACATTGGAGCCGGGTGTATCGAACATTGCAAGACCAAAAATCAAAGTTCGTGACATCGTTAACATGGGTACAACAAACTCGAAGTTCGTTACTTACATTTCGCAGACAAATCAAACGGCTGCAGGATGGGTGAACGAAGCAGGCGAGAAAGTATCGGGACAGCCAGCGTATGAAGAAATTTCTGTTGAGGTGGTTAAGGTTGCCGGAACGGTTAAGATTTCAAAAGAAATGTTGGCGGATCTTTCATTCGTTCAATCTGAAATCAATTCCGATTTGATGGCATCTGTTGATCAGGCTATCGAGGCAGGAATCATCAACGGTGCTGTTGGTGGATTGACTGGGGTACTTTCTATTGCTCAGGCATTTAGTGCTGGTACATTTGCCGGTGCGGTTCCTGCGGCTAACTTGGCTGATGTTATCCGTATCGCAGCGGCACAGATCGAACTTGCAGATTTCCAGGCAACGCACGTTGTATTGAACCCTGCGGATGTGGCTGCGCTTCAGTTGACGAAGACTTCAACTGGTGAATACACTTATCCGATGTTCATGATGGAGATCACTTCTATCGCAGGATTGACGATCGTATCTTCAACACATATCACGGCAGGAACATTCCTTGTGGGTGATTTCAGCAAGTGCAACGTTCGTATGCGTGAGGCAATGAACCTTCAGGTTGGATACGTAAATGACGATTTCCAGCGCAACATGGTTACGATCCTTTGCGAGGCTCGTCTTGTTGAATATGTTAAGTTCAACGATATCGCAGCATTCGTAGGTGGTGACATTGCAGCAGCAATCGCAGCAATCGATCTTGGAGCATAATTAAGTTAATGGGGAGGCTGGTTCCTCCCCTTTCAAATTAGCATCGAAAATGGAAAAGAAAACTCGCAAAAAAAAGAAGGATCTCGACATTGACCTGAAGGTGAACAATGCGGATGTGAGCATCGAAAGAAACGAAACCGGAACCACTATTGAGGTGGATTCCAATATTGTCGATGTAACATACCACAAGGACCAGGAGGGCAACGTGAAAGTGGATGTTGAAATCGATGATAAGGCGGTGTATGAATTCGTATCAAACGGAGCAAGTAGGCACATGCCAAAGGGGGCAATTTTCAAAATATCGGGAGCCATGTTGAAGATATTCCTGAAGCGTGGATTTGGTAAACTCAAAAAGTAAGAAAGGATGTACGTAACAGTTTCGCAATTCGTTAACAAATATCAACTATCAACTGGGATGTATGATCAGGGAAAGATCCAGGCATATATCGACAAGTATGAAAAGCGTTATTTGATTGAGTTACTCGGTCCGGCTTTATATGATCAAATGGTAGGGGATACGATTTCGGGGACACCGCAATCACCAAACTTCACCTTCATATACAACCCGTTTCATGTAACGATATCACCGCTGTCAATGTTGATCAGCAACGGTATTGAGGAAATGTTACTTGGATTCATTTATTTTGAGTATGCAAAAGACCTAATGAACCAGATGACACCATACGGAAACGTAAAGCCATTGGCGGAAAATTCGACCGTAGTAGGTGCGCAAAGTTCACTTTTGTATAATCGATATAATGAAGCGGTGAGATCATACCGGGCAATTCAAACTTACATCGCACTCAAATCAAAACATC